CAATACCTCTTGCCACGTCCACTGTCATTGTATAATTATGTCCCTCCTGTGGTTTCTCAAATACATCCAGACCATTCTTTTTCTCCAATGGTTCATCGTAGGTCATCACTCTCAACTTACTAGGAGAGATCAGAGTGTCTACAGATCCAAGGAACTCACACTCAAACTCAACACGGAACTGTTGTTCAGATGTGTTACGGATAGTTTGTGCTTTCCATTCAGCGTCTCTGCCTGGAACCTCAGACCAGTGAACCTCTGTAGGAATATATTCATTAGTACCACGCTCGGCATCGTGCCAGAGTTTGTAGTACATATTCATCCCGTGAGGTGTAGAGATGATAATAACTTTAGTGGATTTACCAGAAGAAATAGTAGGATAGACAGAACTAAAAAACTGATCCGCAATGTTATTCGGAACGAACGCGAATTCGTCCAAAAATATGACGTTAAAAGACATACCACGGACGGCACTAGCACTAGTAGATGCAGCCAGGAGTTTACTTCCGTTCTCCAGTTCCACTGACCCTTTGTTCCAACCAATAATACCTTGCTGCATCCACTTAGGAAGATTTTCGTAACTGAGTTGTAGACGCCCAAGCATCTCTCGTGCAGTTGCTGCTTTGTTTGCGAGGATTGCGACATTAACGTTATCGTTAAAAATTACATACCATAATAAGTACGCGGTAACAACAGTCGATTTACCAGACTGTCTTGGTAGTTTTGCAATATTAAATCTGTTCTCGTGGAAGCGATTCACCATAGTTTCTTGGAAGTCATACAAGTTAAATGGTATGACACCCTCATCTAGAGATACAATCTTGATGTACTTCTTGATAAAATAGATAGGATCACCTGCACACTTGATAAATTCCTTTACCTGTTTTGGTGTGAAGTTCTGTCCTACGTTTGCTTTCTTTAGATTGGGATTACCTAAGTATGCATCAAGTCCCATTCTGTTCCTTCCGTTTCAAATTATCTATACGTTTTTGTAGTTCATCGTATCCCTCTGGATACTCGTCAGCATAGTAATTAAACTTGATAGACAATAATTTCTCATCAGGATCCATCTCCTCTATCTCAGGATGCCTCGTGAAGTCACGAGGATTTCTTTTATAACCGCCCATCTCTTTTGCAATCATAAATGCTTGCAGTACCATTGAGATAGCGACGCCCACCAACACTAACCAAAGTGCTAATGGGACAAAGGAGGAATCCATTTTATTTGTCTATGTACTTTTCTAGTACCTCTAGTTGATCGTGATAATGGGAGATTTGATCGATCTCTCCTAAGATCGCTGCCACTACATCAGAGTGCTCTCCGATACCGACAGGGTTTGTTAGATAAATTTCGATATTTATCTTATGCTTTTCGATGTTACCTAAAGCGTGCAGTTTAACTGCTTCTAGGATTTCTTTTCTCATTCTACAAGGGTGCCTTTTGATTTACGGATTTCACGGAGTTCGTTAAAGTCCTTTTGTTTGGTACCGCCGTCATACTCCCACGCATAACCTTCGGTGATCATTTGTTCATTAAGGGACACATCTGAGTCCCCGACGTATAACCAACCGAGTAAGCGACCATACTTACCGACACCACCAACAAGTTCAGTCCTAATAGACAACTCATCATCACCAGAGATTGTATCTTCCAGTTTTGCTTTGAGCCATTCGGTTGCATCGATTCCAAGTGCCTTCTCCTCCAGATTACGAGTACGTTTCTCAGGAGTATCTACACCTGCGATTCTTACCCGCTCTTTTTTATATAGATCAAAACCGAGATCGATTGTTACATCAATCGTATCTCCGTCAAGAACTCTGTTCACCTCGGTCACTCGGAAGTTGTAACAACTCTTCCGACTCGGTGGCACCATTGCTCCCATCTTCTAATTCCTTGAAAGACATTCTCAATATATAGGCAATGTAAAGTGTGACTATTATTACAAGAATGGCAATCATTATGTTAACAGACCAAACAGGATCACCCATCTGAAGGATGATTCAAACGCTCTTCAACCCAATGGTCTTCGTTCTTAATTCCTGCTGCAGCAACATACCTTAAGATATGCTGATCTATTTGTTTATAGACTGGGTGCAGATCCAAGTCCATACTAATATCGTGTGCAATCTCTGCGACCTGTTGCTCTGTCAAGCAATGATCAGGGTGCAGTAAATCACAGCACGGTATTCTCTTTTCAATCAACTCATTAATATTGAGTCGAACTTTGTATTCTTTTGGTATTGTCATCTTTAACTCATTGTTTTACCATTTCAGACCTTCGTTCTACTTCAGAAATAATACTTCCGTAGTGCTTAAACATCTTATCCCCTGCAATATAGCAGCGTTGACGCTTCCATAGAGCATCAAGTATCAATCTGTAATCTTCTTTGTCGAAGTTACGTTCTTCATCACACTGGTTGCAACTCATTGTTTGTCCTTTGCGGGTTTACAAAATGCTAACGTCTATACCTAAGAATGGGGCAATTTTACCAATGACTCTCAAAAAACCATCAACGAATGCTCCTAGGAATGCGAATCCCAGTGCCATACTAATAAATGAAGCATTCCGATTATGACGACGAATCTTCGCCTCGATCATTTCATCTACTTCTTCTACAGTCGGTGGACGTTTTGCAGGAAGTATCTCCTTAAAACGATTTGTCATTGGGTAGTCTCCTAACTCAGGCATCCAATAATCAATAGATTCATTGGATTCCCAAAAGTCTTGCCAATCCTTTTCAGAATCGGTCACGTCCTTGATCGTTATCTTAGACGGGTTTTCTGGTGTTTTAGTCATCAGTTTACGTGAATTGTTCCTGTCATTCCTGCTTCCCTATGTGGTGCACAAAAGAATTCGTAATCACCTGGGGTATGGAATGTAATGTCCATAGTCTCTCCTGGGTTAAACATAAGTGCTTCCCTAGAAAGGTCTGGACGTGATTCTACTATAATATTATGTGGAGGCAACATAGTGTTCAAAAAATGAACAGTCTCACCTGCAGAGATAGTAACCTCTGAAGGTTGGAAAACTAATTTTCCATCATCTCCCATATTAATATCGACAGCAAAAACTGGCAATGCCAAGAACAGAGTTGCAAAGAATGCCAGAATGAACTTCATATAAAATGATCAACTAAGTTATCTAGTTGTGCTGCAAAAAGACGTTACGAGATATGTCAGGGATTCCTGTTCTCGAATTGTCTCATCACACCATCAACGTAACCTCGTCGATATTCCCAAGTATCACCACCGATTTCACCCCTCTTGGGGTTGATACATTTACTGTAATCGGGGTCTGTCTTGTCGATATTATTACATACTAAACCTGCCAAGTCTAGTTCGTTTCCCTTAGCGCCAGTGCCAGTCCAACGGTGTTCACCATTTAACCAAGTTGCACCACATTTTTGGCAGACTTTTTGCTCGATCTTGAACGCGAAGTCATCCGACATAGGAATCTCCCCAGTTTACTATTCAAATTTAGGATGGAATATTATATATGTCAATTAAAATACTAGCACTTCCACTTCCTAAGTGCGAGTGCTTTACGTGTAGGTCTGCCCTTCTCATCTTTCATAGGTCCTTTCACTCCACTCATACGAGCACAGAATGATCTTTTTCTAGGACCACCTTCGGGTTGTGGTGCTTTGAGATCTGAACCAGGATTCTCTCTTTCATAGGACTTGCGTCCTTTCTCGTTCAGTCCACCACTAGGATTCTTGCCTTCCTTTCTTTGCCAAGCACTTTCTTTTACTTGCTTGTCCTGTAGGAATGAAACAGGAGATTTTTCTGGTTTCTTTTTCTTCTTACTATCCTTACCACCAAGTGCTGCCTTAGCAATCTTACCTGCTGAATAGGGATCGTCTTTCTGTTTGTTCTTTTTAGTATCCTTCATAATCTCACGCATCTTTAGTGCGTGACTGATTGCCTTTCTCTTAGATGCTCTTCCGAGAGGTGGATTAGTTTTGTCAATCGCTCTCGCAATAGAAAGTCCTACCCCTTCACTCATACGACGTTTGGCAGCGTTACCTTTGCCTTGATCACTTGCACCCTTTCTTTGTTTTTGTGAAATTCGGGTCTCACTTGTGCCAGTGCCAAGTCTGAATGCTGTATCTCTATCAGCATTAGTTCTCTTACCACCACCTTTTTTGATGTCACTATCTTGCA